AAAGTAAAAGAACAATTAGAATTTTGCAGATGTAATTGGAGGACTATTTTTGTAGGTAGTTTTTGTTTACATTTTATATTTGATTGGTTTATTTTTGGTTTAGGTATTATGTTTGGAATGCATATAGGACATTAATTATGAAAAAATTTATAATGTGGGTTGTTGATTGCTGGAGAGTAGTAATGGACAATAGATTTAACCCTTTAAGATATATACCTGACCCAAGTTTACAAATGTATTTTACTCTTGTACTATTTACAATATGGAGTGTTTATTTTGGTTTTGTAGCAACTTATTATATGGGTTGGTTAGGATATGATACTGTCATAAGTATTATTGTTCATATCGCAGTAGTATTACCAATAGGTTTTACAAATGCTGTCTTCATTGATGCTGAAAGAGACGGACATAAATGGTTAAAGGATTGGAGAAATAAAAAGTGAATATATTTTACTTAAATGAAAGTCCAGAGATAGCAGCTATTGAACACAATGATAAACATTGTGTAAAGATGATACTTGAATCAGCTCAAATGTTATGTACTGCTCATAGAGTTCTTGATGGTGATGAAAAAGCTGATAAACTTTTTATGTATAAAAAAGCTCATGTCAATCACCCAAGTACAATATGGGTAAGAGATAATGTTCATAACTATTGGTGGTTATATAGATTATTTGAAGCTTTATGTGATGAATACACATATCGTTATGAGAAAGGACACATGACAGATTTAAAATTAAGAGAAACATTAAGAACACCACCTAAAAACATACCTGTAAATAGAAAGTTTTATCAACCACCTCAATGCATGCCAGAAGAATACAAAGGTGAAGATTCAGTTGAAGCTTATCAGAAATATTATATGGGTGAAAAAAGTAGTTTTAGTGTTTGGAAAACAAGACCAACACCAACATGGTATACAGTATGACAATAAATTCAAAAAGTTGGCAAAACAATTCAGATGGTTGGGTTGATACTATGAATAAATCTAAAAAAGAAAAAGAAGAATATAAAGAATATTTAATTAAAAACAGTATGAAAGAAGTATTACCTTACAGAGAATGGTTAAGAGAAAAAAATAATGACTAAATGGCATGGTGGTAAAGGTTCTAAAAGAAGACCAGAAGATTCTGAAAAGTATGAAGAAGCATGGGAAAAAATATTCGGTAAACCTAGAACAAAAGAAAAAACAAAACATGACAAAAAGAAACTTGACAGGACAGAAAACAGTAGTATAATAGATACATGAGTTTGAAAAATATAGATTATAAATTTAGTGAAGGTGAACTTATAGAGGAGTTGGGTCAGTATATTGATTCAACATATTCTAAAGATGAAGGTTCACATTATAATCAAAATAAATTTCAAGCAACCGAATTTATAGTAGACGGTGGACATGGAGAAGGATTCTGTATAGGAAACATTCTCAAGTATGCTCAACGCTATGGTAAAAAAGAAGGCTATAATCGTAAAGACTTATTGAAAGTTTTACATTATGGTATAATTGCACTGCATGTGCATGATTTAAATAATGGAGAAAGTGAATCAAATGAAACTAAGTAGCAATACTCTTAATTTGTTGAATAATTTTTCAACAATTAATTCCGGTATTACAGTTAAGACCGGTAATGAAATATCAACTGTATCAGCAATGAAAAATATCTTTGCAAAAGCAATTGTAGATGAAACCTTTGAACAGGAACATTCAATCTATGACTTATCAGAATATCTAGGAGCAGTATCTTTATTTGATACACCAGACTTTATATTCAATGGTGAATCAGTTGATGTTAATGAAGGTGATAATTCAGTCAGATATTATTATGCTGACCCACAAATGGTTATATCACCACAGAAAGATATTACAATGCCTGAACCAGAAATTACTTTTGATTTAGATGAAGATGTTTTATCAAGTCTATTGAAAGCATCTTCTGTACTGTCATTACCTGATATGGTTTTATCAAGTGATGGTACAACAGTTCAGTTAACAGTAAAAGATAAGAAGAACGCAACATCAAATGTTTATAGTAGAACTGTAGCACAAGGTAATGGTTCAACTTATGAAATGTTTTTAAGAATGGAAAATATTAAAGTGTTAGGTGGTGATTATACAGTTTTTGTATCATCAAAAGGAATAGCACATTTTACTAATAGAAATATTTCAGTCGAATATTTTATAGCTACAGAACCTGACTCAACTTATAATGAATCTTAATAATGAAAGAAGATTTTTTATGGGTTGAAAAATACAGACCTAGAAATATTAATGACTGTATTCTACCAGAAGAAACAAAAAAAATATTTTTAGACTTTGTAAATAATAAAGAAATTCCTAATTTGTTATTGTGTGGTACTGCAGGTGTAGGTAAAACAACTGTAGCAAAAGCACTATGTAATGAATTAGATGCAGATTTTGTTATGATTAATGGTTCAGAAGAAAGAAACATTGATACTCTAAGAGTTAAAATAAAACAATTTGCATCAACGGTTTCACTTAGTGGTGGTCCAAAGATTGTAATATTAGATGAAGCTGATTATCTAAATCCACAATCTACTCAACCAGCACTTCGTGGTTTTATAGAAGAATTTTCAAAGAATTGTAGATTCATCTTTACTTGTAATTATAAAAACAGAATCATTTCTCCATTACATTCAAGATGTAGTGTTGTTGATTTTACTATTGAATCAAGTCAGAAACCAACAATAGCAAATGGGATATTCAAAAGAATTTTATATATTCTTAAATCAGAAAACATAGATTATAATGAACAAGTAGTTGTTCAATTAGTTCAAAAATTCTTTCCAGATTTTCGTAGAGTTTTAAATGAACTTCAAAAGTATTCAGCTTCAGGTAAAATAGATAGTGGTGTATTAGCTAATCTTGATGATGAAAATTTAAATGAAGTATTAGGTTTTATTCGTGATAAAGAATTTTCTAAAATGAGAAAATGGGTTGCACTAAATATACATAACGACCCACAAGCTATCTATAGAAAGATATACGAATCTTTATTTACTAGAATGGAAAATAGTAGTGTTCCTCAAGCAATTATTATCTTGAGTGATTATACATATAAGTCAGCTTTTGTTGCTGACCAAGAAGTCAACATGGTAGCATGTATGACTGAATTAATGATGGAGTGTAAATTAAATTGAAATATAGAAACATAACAGAGATAAGACCATACAGAGTTGTAAAAACATATGGTAATGAAACAGGTCATTCATGTGCATTTAGACAATGGAGAGCTGATTCACATTGTAATCTAATTCATGGGTATGCATTAGGTTTTGAAATAACATTCGATTCTTCAACATTGAATGAACAAAATTGGGTTATTGATTTCGGTGATTTAGGTGTATTGAAAAAATATCTTAAAGATACTTTTGACCATACAACTGCAGTTGCTCATGACGACCCAATGTTAGAACATTTTATTAATCTTAATGATGAAAATTTGATTGATATAAGATTAATGGATAATGTAGGTTGTGAAGCGTTTGCTGAACTTGTTTTTGATTTTTGTGTAAGTAATTTTGAAGACGATAGAGTTAAAGTAAAATCAGTTCGTGTTTTTGAACATGGAGCAAATAGTGCTGTATTCGGAAATTTTTAAAAGTATTCAAGGAGAAGGACATTATACAGGTGTACCAACAACCTGGTTGAGATTTTTTGGTTGTAATTTAGAATGTAATGGTTTTGGTCAAGACGACCCAACAGACCCTTCAACATATAAATTACCATATCAAGACTTTGATTTAATTGAAGTTAAGAATGTAGAAGATTTGCCTGTATGGAAGTATGGTTGTGATTCATCTTATTCATGGTCAAAAAAGTTTGCAAAGATACAAAAAAATGAAACAGAAGAAGAAGTTGCAAAGAAATTATTTGACCAGATGTATGATGAAAATACTCATATAGCTTTTACAGGTGGTGAACCATTAATGAAAGCAGCTCAAAAGAAAACTGTAAAGATTTTAGATGAAATGGAAAATTTATGTAGAGGTAAATTTGGTAAAAGATTCAAATATATTACATGGGAAACAAATGGAACAAGACCAATAGAAACTGTATTACATAATTATTTATCTTCAATGGGTCATGAAGTAGAATATTTCTTTTCAGTTAGTCCAAAGATGTTTAATACTAGTGGTGAAAAAGATGCTGTATGTCCTGAGATAGTAAAACAGTATCATGATATATCAGATGTTGGTCAATTAAAATTTGTATGTAATGGCACAGATGATTCGTGGAATGAGATTGAAGAATCAATAATAAAGTTTAGAGACATGGGTGTTAATTATCCTATTTGGATAATGCCTGTAGGAGCTACAGAAGAAGCTCAAGATGATAATGCAAAAGAGATTACAATTCAAACAATGGAAAGAGGATACAATGTATCAGCAAGAGTTCATTGTTATATATTTGGTAATCAGATAGGAACATAATGGATAAAGTATTAGTAGTATTAAGTGGTGGTTTAGATAGTTCTGTTGCTTCTATGATGTGTGTTGATAAGTATGGTAAAGATAATGTTCAAGCTGTGACTTTTGACTATAATCAAAAACAAAAATTAGAAATATTAAAAGCAACTACTCTTTGTAGATGTTTAGAAATAGAACATACAATTCTAGATTTATCTGTATTAGGTACAATAGCACAACCAATGTCAGCAAACATATCAGGAACAGAAGTTGACATGCCAAACATTAAAGAAGTGTTAGGAGACCCTCAACCTGTCACTTATGTTCCATTTAGAAATATGATTTTACTATCTCTTGCAATGAGTCATGCAGAAGTTCAAGGTTGTAATAAAGTAATTACAGGTCTACAAGTACATGATGAATATGGATATTGGGATACAACACAAAAGTTTGTTGATACAATGAATAATGTAGCTTCTCAAAATAGGACTCATTCAGTATCTATTGAAGCACCATTTAGTCAAATGTCAAAAGCAGAAGAAATAGAAGTAGCAATAGAACTAGGACAGTTTGATTTACTTAAACATACATTAACTTGTTATGACCCTCAAGGTGTTTTATCTTGTGGTGAGTGTCCTTCATGTGCTGAAAGAATTATGAATTTTATGAAAGTTGGTCGTAAGGACCCTGTTCCTTATGTTAAAGATATAAATTGGAATATATAATGTGTGCAATATTTGGAAGTAAAGATAAAGAAAAGTTTTTAGAATTAGCAGAACTGAATCAATACAGAGGTAATTTCGCTCATTCAACTACTGTATTTCAGACAGGTATGTTTCAACATTATCCTGACGCTGAAAAAGTTATTCATATAACAACTAATACAGCTGAAGGTGAGTTTAAAGATTCAATAACAATGTCAAAAGAATATAAAATAACTTATTATCTTGGTCATGTACAAGCACCAACAACAGATAGTGTCAAGACACACCCTTCAAATATTAATGGTGATTTACTTTGGCACAATGGAATCATAAAAGATTATCAAGTTCAAGAATGGAAACATGAACTTGGTAATGTTGAATGGGATACTGAATTACTACATAGACATTTAGTTCTTGGTAATGATTTAGATAATGTTGATGGCACATTTAGTTGTGCTAGATACACAAAGGATAATCTTTATCTTTTTAGAAATGAGATTAGTCCTTTATTTTATGATGAAGATATGAACATATCTTCAACGAAGTTTGATAATTCACTAGAAACTGAATCTGGTGTTATGTATCAAATGAATTTAGTGAATAATAGTCTTGAACTAATAAATAGGTTTGAGACTAAAGAGAACCCATATTATTTTGGGTAATTTAATAATGTAATGTGACAAAACCACATTAAAAAAAATGGAGAAAAAATGAAAACTGATAAAAAATTAGGACTAGAAGTTGCAGAATATCTAGTTAAAAAAGGTGTAGAAACACCAATTACTGAAACTTCGTTAACAGACGAGGAGAAGATAGAACTAATCAGAGAGAACATGGAAATTGTTGTTGATGTATTAGGTTTAGACAGAGAAGATGATTCAATAGCTGGTACAGCTGATAGAGTTGCAAAGATGTATGTTTCTGAATTATGTTTAGGACTATCTTACAATAACTTTCCAAAAGTATCTGTATTTGAAAACAAAATGGGATATGACCAAATGGTCGTACAAAAAGATATCACATTTCATTCATTGTGTGAACATCATTTAGTCAACTTTAATGGTTTGGCTCAGATTGCTTACATACCAAATGAAAATGTAATAGGACTTTCTAAATTAAATAGAATTGTAAATTTCTTTGCAAGAAGACCACAAGTTCAAGAAAGAATGACAGAACAAATTTTCTATGCTTTGGAGTATATATTAGGCACTAGTAATATTGGTGTTCTTGTACAAGGTGAGCATCTTTGTGTAAAATCTAGAGGTATTGGCGACCAAGCATCAGGTATGACTACATCTAAATTAGGTGGACACTTTTTTGATAAACATTCTGTTAGGTCAGAATTTATGAGTTTGGCGTTAAAATCATGAAGTTTGAATATGTAGTTTCCGGTTTAACTATGGGGATTGATGATTTATATTATAATCCTGTAGTTGCAGCACCTTATATAAAACACATGAATCAGAAAATTACTGATTTAGATGCAAGATTTGAAAATCAGAATTTATCTTTATTGTACAACGCACATCAGGAAAGAAAACATGGTGTGACTATGACAGAAACAATGAATGATTCGTGGCATCGTCTATTTGCTGACTCAGGTGGTCTTCAAATGGCAAGAACATCAAAAGGAATCACACCAGAGTTGAAAGATAAAGTATATCATCATCAAGCAAAGTATTGTGATGTTGCTATGATATTTGATGAAATACCGATTGAGTTTGATTTATCACTTATTGGTGGTAATTCAATGAAAGCTTCATTACTTGGTAGAAGATTTGATAGAAGTGATATCAAAAGAGCTGCTACAGCAACACTAGCTAATGTTAAAAGACAAATAGAAGTATTTAAACAAGAAGATTCTAAAGCAAAGATGATGTTAATATCACAAGGTCAATCAGTAGAAACATATAGAGAATATATCGAATTGATATGTAATGGTTTATCCGATGATGAAATTGATATGTTTGTATGTGGTGTAGCACCAAGTTCACTATGTAATGGTAATTCATTTGCTCATAGATGTGAAATGATTTATGCAATGAAAGAATATCAGATACCTGATGTAATTAAAAATAATGTTCATTTATTGGGTGTTGGTAATCACGAAGCTTTGTCTCCGTTCTATCTATCACCTGATTACTTTAGTTTTATTGAGAATCTATCTTATGATTCATCTTCTCATGCTTCATCTTGGTTCTATTCAAGATATAGAAACAAAGACTTTGTAAATATTGATGTAGATGTTGTTCATAGGTCAAAGAAAGGATTATCTCAAATTCATTCAGACCAATTACTTCCTGTTATCAATGAAATATTTGAATATGATAGAGAAACATTAAATGATTTTGGTATTACAGAACCAATGCAATTAATAAATGATTCAACTAAATGGTCAGTAGAAAATGTAAATGGTGATAGAAGATTTTGGAAAGACCATGATTCAGCAATACATGGTAGATATTTAACACCATGGTTATGGGTCACAAATACTATTGGTAATTTTATGATTGAGTTGGATAGAAGAATTAATAATCCTGTAGATACAACAGGTCTTGGTTCTATTACTTCTTATGATGAATTTATTAATAATTGGTTATCAAGACAAAGAGCACCAGAGAAAGTGCCGGAACATTGGCCAGGAGTTTTAGATGTCTAAACACAAAGTACATTATGATTGGGTAGATTACGAAAGTGATATGAATAGTATTGATTGGTTAAAGTTTAGTCATGTCATTGGTATCTATCGTGGTAGTTTACCAATGGCAACTCACATTTCAAATGTAAGAGATGTTCCTATGTCTATAATAGGATTTCAAACTAGAGATGGGAGTGATAAAAAACCATATTGGATATACAACGCTATGGATTGGAATGACTTCAAAGAACAAAAAACAATTTTGATTGTTGATGATATCTATGACACAGGTAATACAATTAATAAAGTAAAAGAATTAATTGAAAAATCTTCACCATATAACTGTAGTAAATTTGATGTACAACCTACATTATTAACTTATTGTTTATTTGGTAAAGATGCTCCGGAAGGAACTAATCTTGTATATAGTAATTTACATCAAGAAGGTGATTGGATAGAATTTCCATGGGAGAGATAAATGAAATCACTAATAGTTTCTTGTTGTCAAGCTAAACTTCCTGGTACTCATAAAGCTATTGATATTTACCAAGGTAAAGTATACAAATTAATTCATAAAGAAAATTTACTAGATACTGTAGATGTTTGGATAATGTCAGCACAACTAGGTCTAATTCATTCATCTGATATTATATCTTATTATGATTTTAAAATGAATGAAGAAGCTTCACAAAATTGGATTAAGAAAGGATTACCTGAAAAATATCCTTCAGGTGAAATATACATTTATGGTGGTAAACTATATCGTGATGTATTAAATTCTTACTTTGAAAATACTATTGAATTGATTGGTAGAAACAGAGGTATTGGTGACCACTTTTCTGAATTGTTAAAATTTGTTCATGAATATAAACCAAGAGGTGTACTACCAATATGAATCCATTTGATTTTGTTAACTCAATAACATACTCTAAAGTTGATATCATGAATGATATCAATGAGAAAGAGTATGCTCCTTTTTTAGTAAATCGCTCACTATCTTATCATCAAGATTGTCTCTTGTATGCGAATGAAATGAACAGTAGATTTGATGTTTCACACAAGCTACAATATCATTATTTACTAAATAGTATTAGAAAAAGAAAAAGGTTTGCCAAATGGAGTAAACCAGAATTAGAAAACGATTTGAAAATCGTTATGGAATACTATTTAGTATCCCGAGGCAAAGCAGAAGAATATTTAAAAATATTAAACAAACATGAAATCGGGATTATCAAAACAAGAATGAACAAAGGTGGAGTGAAATGAGTTATGACATAGAAGATATGTTAGAAATATCATTTAAAGAAAATGATGATTTTCTAAAAATTAGAGAAACATTAACAAGAATAGGTGTAGCATCAAGAAAAGATAGAACTCTCTATCAATCTTGTCATATTTTACATAAAAGAAGTAAATATTATCTAGTGCATTTTAAAGAATTATTTGCGTTAGATGGTAAAGAATCATCTATTACTGAAAATGATTTAGCAAGAAGAAATGCTATTGCTAAATTATTAGAAGAATGGAAATTACTTAGTATAGTAAAACCAGAAGATGCTACAACACCTTTAGCACCAATGAGTCAGATTAAAGTATTACCTCATAAAGAAAAAGATGAATGGAAATTGGTAGCTAAGTATAATATCGGAGTAGCTAAATGATAAGAGATTTATCTCAAAAAGAAAAACAAGTTTTATTTGCTAAACTATCAGCTATAGCTTATGATGATGTAAAAGATGCACGAAGTCAAGCAAAATTATTAGGATTTACAAAAACAGTATTAGTAGATATAGAAGGAGCACAGACTTATGTTTTTACTAGTAAAACAGATTGTGCTATAGCATGTCGTGGTACTCAACCTTCTGAAATGAATGATATCTACGCTGATTTAGAAATATTTAAAGCAGATTCAGTTTCAGGAAATAAAATTCATCAAGGATTTAAAGAAGAAGTAGATAAAGTATATCATGATGTAGAAAAATTACTTGATAGAGTTGCTAAAAATAAAGATGTATGGGCTTGTGGTCATTCACTTGGTGGTGCAATGGCAACAATTTTAGCTCAAAGATTAGAATTTAAAGATGGTCATAATGTAGATACTTTATATACATATGGTTCTCCAAGAGCTGGTGGACCACAATTTAGTAAATGGTGTGATACACATTTAAATCATCAAAGATTTGTAAACAATAATGATGTTGTTCCTTGTGTTCCGACAGTATTTCGTTGGAGACATAATGGAAAATGTAATTATATTAAATCAACAGGTGAAATAACTACACTTGGTAGGTGGTCTTCTGAAAGAATTAGAGATAAAGGTTGGTCATTATTAACAACTATTTTAAGAGGAAGATTAGATATAATAGCTGACCATAATATTGATGATTACATTTTACATCTGGAGAATGACCAAAAACTTGAGAGTATCTAATGAATTTTCTATTCATACTTACATTAAAAAGTATATTATCATCTGTAATCGGTTCAAGTTTTTATAAATGGTTTCAAACCACAACCTTAGGAATATGGTTTCAATTCAAAGTAGATTCATTCATGGAGTATTTATCAGATAAATACGATATAGAACTAGCTAAAAAACAATCAAAGTTTGAAGCAGATTATCCTTTGATTATGAAAAGAATTGAAAAACTTGAAAAATTATCACACCCGGATAGACAAGAAGCTTTTAATAAAGTAATAGATGAATTGGAAAAGAAGATAGATGAAAAGTCTTAAAGAATTTGTAAATTTACAAGAAAGTATAAAACCTTACAAATTAATAATGTTTTGTAATAATACTTCTGACCAAACAAGAGATGTTTCTGATGCATCAGCATCATCTGACCTTTGGAAGTTAATGACCGAAGCAGCTAAAAAAGCTAATATTCAAATATTTCGTGTTGACTTTAATGGTCTTTATGTAGAAAGAAAAAATGGTAAAACATTTATTCATTCTTACGATTTTGACCCTGATACAGAAATTGTTGTTTTACCAAATGAAAAGGGTGAATTAAGAATACCAAAACAAAAACCAATTGAGATATCACCCGATAATACTTTACTTTTTTCAAGAGGTTTAGGTACTCCAGGATTGACTAATGTTCAAACATGGACAGATATCATACATGAATTTGAATATGAGGGATATCTTGGGATTCCATCTATAGATAATTGGTATAAATGTTGTAGTAAATATTTAACTGATATACTATGTAGAAGAGCTGGTCTTAGAACACCCAAAACAATACCATTGAGTTATTCAGACGATTCAATAAGAGTAATGGAACAATTTGATAATAAATTTCCTATTATTTTAAAAACATCAACAGGTTCTCAAACAGGTGTTGGTGTTTTAATTATGGAGAGTATGAGGTCACTTAATTCTACAGTGCAAATGTTAAAACTTAAAGATGATGTAATGCCACTTTTAGTTCAAGAATTTATAAAAACAGACTTTGATGTTCGTGTTATTATTTTAGATGGGAAAGTTTTAGGTACAATGAAAAGAGAAGTTATACAAGGTGATGATTTTAGAAGTAATGTATCACTAGGTGCTGGTTCAGATAGTTTTGAACTAACAAAAATAGAAGAAAGAGATTCAATTAAAGCAGCTGAAGCAGTTGCTGGAAGATTGGTGGGTGTTGATTTTATACCAGCAAAAAATAGAGAAAAAGAACAACCTTATATTCTAGAAGTTAACAGTATGCCAGGATTTGGTGGTATAGAAAAGATTGAAAAAGGTATGACTCAAAAAATATTAGAGCATTTTAAAAATAGAGATAATTGGTTTTTTGCGCAACCTCCAACGGATTAATTCTTATAAATACTATAGCTAACTAAAAAAAGGGAGTAGATATGATAGATTTGATTAAAGCTAGATTAGCTGAAAGAACATCATGGGACGGCATGACAATAGTAGGGTTATCTTTACTAGTTATAGTCGCGGCGCCTGTTGTCAAATTCTTGGCATGGCCAGCCTTACTTTATGGTCTGTGGACGATATATCAAAAAGAAAAATAAATGATAGTAGAGTTGACAGATGAAGCAATTGTCAAACTTCTAGAAAAAAAGAAACAAGAACAATTCAATTATATTAGACTTGGGATAACCGGTGGTGGTTGTGCTGGTTTCGAATACATTTTTGATTCTGTTATCGATAAAGATAATGATGATATAGAAGTTGACTTTGGTGAATTGAAGTTTGTAATCAATAAATTATCAGTGCCATACATAAATGGTATGACACTAGATTTTAGAAAAGAAGGATTAAACGAAGTATTTAAGTTTCTCAACCCAAAAGAAAAATCATCTTGTGGTTGTGGAGTGTCAATCAACTTCGATTTAGAACAAGTAGAAGTTGATAAAAGTAAAATCTTTGCAATAGAAGTATGATATAGCTCTAAATTATTAAAAAAACTTAAAAGGGATGCATTCTTGTATCCCTTTTTTTTATAAATACTAGTATAAAATGAAGAAGAGGATATTATGACTTTATTACAATTCATGAGTGAAGTGGGTGTACCAATTGCTGGTGCTGTTATTATGGCGTTTTTCATCTATTTGACTCTAAAATACATTCTTGATTCAGTGGTTAGTCAAGTAAATAGTATAGAAAACATAGTAAATATGTTAGAAACTAGAGCAAGAGTGATGAATAACGACATATTAAGAATTGATTTATTAGTCAGTTCGGCATTAGAATTGACACCACCTATAGACAGAGTAGCCAGAGCTGAAAACTTTGTTGAAGATGGTTCAATAGATGCCAGGAGAGATTAATGGATAAGGTAGCACAAGCTATTGCTGAGTTTGGTTTTCCTGTAGTTATGGCTATAGGTATGGGATACTTCATATGGTATGTCTGGAAAGTCATTACTTTACAAATAAAACCAGCTTTAGGTAAATTATTCGGTTCTTCAATAAAATTGACAGACCAACTTAGAATGTTAGACCAAGATATGATTAGACTACAACAAAAAATAAATGTAGTTTTAGAATATAGGGACCAACAAAAACTAAAAAATGAGTCTATGAAAAAGGGAAATAATAATGCGAAAGGTAAAAGATAAGATAGAGTTAATTGCACTAGTTGGTATGTTTTTAATGTCAGTATTTGCACTGACACCACCGGTCACAGCTGATGAATTAGTTCATAAGTTTAAGAATCCTAGTTTTAGTGGGATTGGAACATCAGCTCATTATCTTACGATTGAAAACCAAGAAAAGTCTAGACGAGATGCTATTCAAAAAGATATTGAATCAGCATTACTAGCAGCTCAAAGAGCAGCTGAAAATACTACTATGGCTAAATTTATTAGGAACTTAGAAAGTAGAATTTTCTCACAACTTTCTAAACAATTAGTAGAATCTTTATTTAAACAATGTGATTTAGTTGCTGACCCAACTTGTACAGTAGCTACATTTGGTAGTTTTACTTTAGAAGGTAATACAGTATCTTATTTAAAAACAACTTGTAATACAGCAACAATGGAAGGTTGTGTTCTAGGTGATGAAGTTATTGTATTGACTATTACTACAGATGATGGGACAGAAACAGTTATAACCATACCAATTGGTACGGGTACATTTGGAGGATAGGTGAATTTTAAATTAGGTATAGGTTTAATCGGCCTACTACTATTGAGTAGTTGTGCTTCTATGGTGAGTGTTAATGGTGTTCATGATACAAACTGTTCTGAGTTTGTTGAGTGTTCAGAAGAACCACAAATCATAGAATTACCAACACATCAAAAATTATTAAAATTACCACCAGCTAAAGAAAAACCTATCATAGCAGTATATAAGTTTTTAGATAAAACAGGACAAAGAAAACAGAAAGGTGATGCAGCTATGTTTAGTACAGCAGTATCACAAGGTACTGAAACAATGTTAATAGACGCTCTGAAAACAGCTAGTGATGGTAATTGGTTTAGAGTAGTAGAAAGAGTTGGTATTGACCACTTAACTAGAGAGCGTCAAATAGTAAGGTCAACAAGAGAAGCATATGGAGAAGAAAAAAAATTAGCTCCATTATTGTTTGCAGGAATTATTCTTGAAGGTGGAATTGTTGGATATGATACCAATATTGAAACCGGAGGGAGAGGTGCACGATATCTTGGGATAGGAGCTCAACAAGCTTATAGGAGAGATATCGTAGTTGTTCACTTGAGAGGAGTTAGTGTTCTTACAGGTGAAATTATATTAAATGTACAAACATCAAAAACCATTTTATCGGTCGCTGAGGGATTTGATGTTTTTAGATTCGTTGAGATGGATACTCAGTTAGTAGAAGTTGAAGACGGAATGACCGAGAATGAGAGTGTAACCAGAAGTGTTAGATCAGCGATCGAAGCTGCTGTTTACGAATTAATCCTTCAAGGTGATGAACGAGACTATTGGACTATTCAATGGCCAAATGTCACCGAAGAAGAAAATAATAATAATAACGAGGAAGAAGAAAATGAAAATGTTAAATAAATTTTTAGCATTAGTATTATTCACACCTGCTATATTATTTGCTGAAGCAACAACTGATAATGTTATCAAGCTTGATCAGACCGGTGATACTCTTACATTAACGATTGATCAGATTGGTTATGGTAACAAAATCTGTGGAACTATATCTAGTGGACTATGTGGTACAGCAATGGTAATCACAGGGACAACTAATACAATTAACATGGATATGATTGGTAACTTGAACCAAATATATGGTCCAATGATTCT